AAAATTACCTTGTTAAGAACAGCGATGTTACCGCTTTGTGTGGCACCTGCGCTAGCAGATTCCATAATGTTTTTCTTTGTGTTTTCTAACACAGCTTCCATGACAGCCTTGCGGTTGCCATTGAGTCCTTCTAGTAGAACGTCTTTAGTTGCAGACCAATTCTGGGACTCGAAAAGTTTTTCAGACATGTTTGTCTCCTAAGTAAAATTACTTTCCTATTCCGGCTAATTTTCTAAGTGAAATGATATCTGCTGGTGCAGAGTCGTCACTAGAAGTTTTATTGCCAGTCACCGCAGTCTTCTGCGATGCTGTGCTCTCGGAAACCATAGTTTTACCCTTGTTAGGTACTACTGTTTCATTGAGTACGGCTGGTAGATACTTGTTGAAAGATTCGCGAAGGCCGTCTGTTTTAGTTGTCTTTAACAGGTCTTCCATAATATCGCGTTTCTCTTTTCCAAGAGGTGCTACCAATTCTTGCATAATGCCCTGACGCTTTACAGCATCCTCGGCAATACGTATCTTGCTCTGAGCTTGAGACAATGCTTGATCCTTAGATTCTACTAGCTGAGTTGCCTCTGCTAATTGAGCTCTAATCTCTTCCATTTGGTCACTTAGCTTTTTAACTTGTGTTCCATCAGCGAATCCACTTGCCATAAATTCAGCGGCAAACGCTTCCATGATCTTACGACCGAATGCGTTTTGACGACTGACTTGAATGTCTTCACGTAATTGAGTGATCTCACTACGTAGACTTTCAGCCAATAGTTTTTCTGCTCTGGCAGCTGCTTCTTTAATGAACTTAGTTTTAGCTTCGGCAATAACTTTCTTGCCTTCTGTAACCAATTGTACACGAGCCTGTACAAGTTTTTGCTCATCTTCTTTAAGTTCTCTCAACTCTGCAGACAACTTACGCAAAGCAAATTCTTCGAGCTTGCCGAAGTTTGTTTGTTGTGTCTGACGGTCTTGTCTGAGTTCTTGAATTTCCTTGGCCATTTGTTCCATAACAAACTTATTAAGCAATTGAGCGTGCTCTTTCATTTGTTTTTTGTATGAAACTCTAGCTTCTACAACTGCACGTTTATCAGCGGCAAACTCTTCGAATTCTCTACGAATTGCTTCTGTAATCATTTTATCAGCGGCTTCAACGATCAAACCTTTGTCATGCTCGTAGCGTTGACTGAATTCTTCACGTAAATTTGCTTCTACTTCTTCGTGTAGTTGTTGTACTTTAGTTTCCCAAGCCTCTTGTAGTTGGCTTTGGACTTCCTCAGATAAAACACCGGAGCCGAATAGTTCTTTTATATTGCTCATCATTGTCCCCTTTATTTCTTTAGGTTGTCGATGAACCTGAGAACCTCTTCCTTGAGGTGTTTTTGTGCTTTTGGATCATGTCTTACAGCGTCCGCAACGCCCCAAAGGGAATTACGTCTACGATCCATCATTACACGTTCGTAGATAGCTTTTGGATATGCATCCGGAGCACTAGGTTGTGCCACGATGTCCACCGTGACAATTTCAAAATCAGTAACGCCACCAGATTCATTGACGTTACCAGATCCCCTACTTGACACGCCTAGTTTAACACCACTATCTAAAAGAGTTCTAACGATGTTACCCATTGGCGTAGGTAGGATTTTTAGCTTACCTATACCGTTGTTTTCCATCATGTACATATTTGTAATCATGTGGCTAACACGGTCTAAGTTAACTTGTAGGTCATCAGGGTGATCAGCTTCGCCAAGCACACTCATACCATTTTTAATTTTTTCAGCAATGTTACTACATGCCCTAGCGATTTCATTAACGGGGTAAACTCTCTGGTTTTGATTTTTAACACCGCCTTGAATGAAAATGCCTTCCATGTAGAGATCCTTGCCGCCTGAGGCGTTTTCAACAAGCTGAGTACGCATACCAGCTTGGTCGAATGTTAGGGCTTCTACTAATGGTAAGGCCATATTTTTAGCTCTTTGCTACTGGACTAGTTTTGTTGCTAGCACTGTCGCTGTTCTTAGGAGCAGAAACGTTTTTGTATGCTGGAGCCTTTTTATTGCCAGGAACGTTTACGTTACCAACATTAATAGCTGTTGCACTAGGTTTGGCCAAGCCACCTTCTGTGCCACCACTTACGTTACCACTGTTAACTTTAACAGCTTTAGCACCGTTAGCACCGACTTTAGGTCCATTGCTTACTGGGCTCTTTGTGTTTTGTCCGTTATCACCGTGTGTTGGTGCAGGCACTGCTGTTAAGCTAGCACTTTCACCTAGTGGGTCATAACTTTCTTCTGTTTCTTCTTCACCTGTAGGTGCAGGCATATCAGCACCAGCATCGCCGCCCATTTGGTCGGTGATCTTAGCGAAAAGGTCACGTAACTCATCTAAAGTGTCGTCTGCTTGCATTTTTAAATCAGCGACATCACCTTCAGGGGCTTCAGCGCCTGCTTCGTCACCCATTGCTAGGTCAGCAGTTGCTTCTGGTTCTGTAGGCTCGTCAGCTGGTAAACTAGCTGCCATAGGATCTTCAGGTTCTTCGTCGTCAGCTTCAGCAAAAAGACTTTCGTCTTCTAGTTCGTCTGCGTCGCTGATGATTTCTTCTTCGAAGTCTTGGGCAGGGCCAAAGCCTTCTTCGATTTCTTCATCTTCTTCAAGTTGGTTATCCAACTCGCTCAATTCTTCATAAATTGATTTACCCTTTTGTACAAAGAATTGATGTAGCAACTCGCTTGCACGATCGTCTTCCTTGTTAATAAGGGCTTCTAATACTTGTTCTAGTGTATGTTTAGACATTCGGTTTTCTCCTTTTTGGCCAAAAGTATAAGTCTGTAATATATTTACAGATATATTACAAATACCGGTACAAATAGAGTTAAAAACGCAGTTTTCTAACTGAAAACCTGATTAAGTATACCTAAGTTACATAGGTGCTGGAGGTCTTGCGTAAATTGTTGCGTACATATCTTTTCGTTGTTCCATTTCCATGTTACGAATTTCACGCATTTTTCTCAACTTACTCAAGTGTAATAATGTCAATCGGGGGCGTCTAGTATCAGCTTTCTTCGCTTGGTGGAATTCGTCGGATTGAACATCTACTATTCCTTCTTTAACTTCCATCAATTTCATGCTGGTGCTCCTGGTGCTGGCGCTGGTGCTGATCCTAATGGACTAGCCGCTCCAGTATTTACCTGTCCGCCAGCTTCTGGTGCCGGTGCTTCAGCTGCCGCGGCTTCCATGTCTCCGATCTGTCCCATGTCATCATCTGTGGGTCGCTCAATACCCACACTGCTCAAATCACCGGACATACCTTCGCCGGTGCCTGCGGCAGGAATACCTGCATCTGGATTTTCCTGGCCCCACATTGTTTCGTTTTCTACAATCTCTTCGTCAGTTAGTCCAAGATATTTCTTAAGCACAAAACGTCTGCTTAGATAGTTAACTTCCGCTAGTTGTCCAAATACTGCGGCTCTAGCATTGTTAATTTCAATTTCACGGTATTCACTAAAGCTCTGTGGTGGTAAGAACTGTAGTTTAAACGTACTTGTATCAAGCTCTATGCCCTTTTTCTTCAAGAACATTTTAAATTCATTGTCCAATGGATCTATAACCAAATTCTGAAGTCTTTGGCAATACTTGTTAAAGCGATATTCTTGAATAAATGCTGTACCAACTCTACCATCATTAAATACTGCCGTACCATCGTCTGGACCTGTAGGTAAGTAACTGCTGGGAATACGCAATGCTCGCATTAGTTTGTTAGTAAAGTATTTTAAGTCATCAATTTGACCCAGGTTATCACCACCGGGCAATACTTCAACTTTAGATCCACGACCCTCTGCTGTTTGTGCAAAGAAATAGTCTTCTAACATACTCAATGGGTTATAGCTAGCATCCATCATGCTTGTACCGCCACCAGAACGACTTGGAATACGTCGTTGATGAATCTCATTTTTAACACGCTCTACAAAGCTCATGGCCATGTTAGCTGGCATATTTCCTACGTCAATGTAAAATACTCTACGTTCTGGGGCACGTTGAACACGATATATAATAATACTGTCTTCCAACAATGATTTTTGTTGAAATACTTTATAAATGCTTTCTAATACACTGACACCAAATGGGTAGTTAGTATCCATGCCTTCACTTAGGCTTAGGTGTACCATGTGAGTAGAACTAACAGGTGTTTCTGTATTGTTTGCATTACCTTGATTACTGTTTGCAGTAGCAAACTGAGTAAATGCATTTTTATTAAACTGTGTGGGACCATAGTTTTGATCTGTGATCAATGGCTCAGTTGCCACTTTGTTCATTACATCAAGGCTTACGTTTTTAAGAATATATTGTTCTATCTCTTTGCCCTTGGCTTCATTAATAATTAACTTACTAACATCCTGTGCATTTACATAATATAATTCATAGGTTTCTGGATCACGAATAAAGAATTGATCACCATACTTCAATGCGTTCCTAAACATACGCCATACACGTTTGTTCCAACTGTTAATCATACACCACTGACGTAGGCTACGATTAAGTACGTTTACTTCTGCATCTGTGGGCTCCGTAAAGTGGGATACGCTAAATGGCAAATTACTTTCATAGTCAAACTGTGTGCAGAATTCAGCAATAGTATCTATGGCTGCATTTACTTCACTGTCGTTGTCCATGATCTCATATTGAAGATACCTATCTACACGATTGGGAGCGCCTGAATAAACGTCCTTTAACCAACTACTAAATTTATTACTTGATCCTGCATGTTGAGATTGGCCGCGTTTATTGCCAGCGATCTCATTAGCTGTTTGTGGTATTTGAAAGTGCTTACGCCATGACATATTGATTGTTTATCCTGTTTATTATTTATGGCTATTATGCAGTTCCGTACAGCGATTTGTTACGCATATATCTACCATTGGTGTCATTGATACTGGCATTTTTACCATTGACACTTAGGTTAGCATCGCTACTTTCTATCAATGATTCCATGTTTTTATTGAGTGTTACCAATTGTTTGGTATTTTCATTTTCTTTCATTGACTTCTGATCCAGAGCAGATGTTTGTGTATCAACTAATGTGCTATTGACGTTTTGTCTTTCTGGTTCAGCAATACGCACCATGTTATTTTGCTGTAGTCCAGTCTTGAGTGCATTGATTTCTTCTAGAGTAGCTGTTCTGCGCTTTCCGTTTTCATCTACAGTAGTAGGAGTCTGGCTCATATTTGCCCAACCAGAGTTGCCTCGTTTCAAAGACCCATCTTGATCAGCAGGGTTTATTACTCGAGCTTTCATTGGGCCGCGCATAGCGTCTACATCACTCGCTTTGTTTTCCGCTGTCTTTTTATCCGACATATCGTTGGCATTACCATATCGTAATGCAGCCTTGGCTGCATTAATTTGTTCTAATGTACGTTCGTCTGCAGATGTCTTTTTAGTTTCTGCTGTCTTTTTGTCTGACATGTCATTTTCATTGCCATAACGCAATGCAGCCTTGGCCGCATTAATTTGTTCTAATGTCATTCCATCTTGAGACGTCTTTTTAGTTTCTGCTGTCTTTTTGTCCTCGGAATCTCCAAATAACTTTTTGCCCAACCAACTGCCTTTCAGCCAGTCCCACAGAGCAGTAAAAGGTTTGGTCATTATATCCCACAGTGATTTGGCGCCATTGGCTAACGCCTTACCTGCATCCAATACCCAGCCGCCTACGGTTTTAATACCTTCCCAGACTGCTTTCATACCTTCCCAGATGCCATTAGCCAGCCATTTAACACCTGACATCAAGAAGTCAAAAGATTTATATAACAAATACCCTGCGGCAGCTATACCTGCAATCACTGCAATAACAGGTGCGGCAGCAACTAAAAATCCGCCTATTGCTGTTGCGGCTCCTGCTAGTATAGGAACCAAAGCAGAAAAAGCAGGTATTAATAATCTGCCTGCTGTGGCTAATCCAGTGCCTAATTTACCTAATATACTTAAAAATCCTGTACCCAATGCTCTGCTACTTGCCCATAGGTTCGCAATAAATGCTGTTAGTGCAGGTATCGCACCACCATGTAATGCCATATAAGCTGTAACTGTACTGATTGCACCACTAATCGCAGGTGCAAATTGAAGTAGTAAACCAGCAACTGTACCAAATGTACTAACTACACCACCCCACTTGACCAAAAACTCACCCATTTTACTATTTGCATCTTCACGCAATAATGCTTCTCCGGCAATAGTCATAGCAGTACCAGTTAGTGCTACAGTAACGCCTGCAATGGCACCTGCAAATTTTTCAACTGTATTTCCTACCTTGGCAATCTTAGTATCTGCTTCTGAAATTTTCTTTAACTGTGGTCCTTGATTTGCATTTAGTTGTTCTTGCTTTGCACGTTCCATGGCCTGAGCCGCTGTTAAGTCCGGCTTTTCTTTACGCATTTCCTGTGCTCTAGCTATTCTTGCATCACGTTCTGCGGCCAGTCTGGCAGCGACTTCACGTTCTTTGTCAGCAAGGCCACCTAACGTTGATTTTTTATCTGTAGTTGTCTCACCGGCAGCCGCTGGTCCAACTTTACCCGTGCCCATTGCACCATTCATCAAACCGATTCTTGTAGCGGCTGTTGTAATAACACCTACTAGACCTCTAACGCCATTGGCCAACAATCCAAAACCAGATACCAGCAATGAACCCACTGTTAATAAGCCAAGGAATCCGCCGACCACTGTGCCAATACCGCTGGCGCCCAATAACTTGCCCAACCACTCCAAAGGAGTTAACAATGTTTTGATAGTAGCCGCAAACCCATTTAAAACTTGGAACATAAATGTCCAGTCAATGCCATTGAGTAACTGCAAGAATGGCACCATCAATTGGTTCATATTTGCACTAAGTTTATTGACTTCAGAATTAAAATCCTGTGCCGCCTTTTCACGTTTGCGTTTTTCTACATTGGCATCTGTGTTATAACTTCGAGCTTCCTGTGCCATGGCCAGTATTTCTCTGGCCGCTTGACCTGCGGCATCGTTAGACTTTGAATATACACGTAGCTGTTCGCCCATGGTGCGTTCTGCTTCCAGTGCAGACTCGCGCATTCTTTTTCTATCTTCTTCACTGGGAGTAAAGCCCTGGGCGGCTCTGCCCATTTGTCGTTCAACTTCATTGTATAAACTAGGAGCCATACCAGCTATAGATCTGCCCATTTCATTGAATGTCAGTGGCAACCCAGCTGCCGCTGCCTGTGCCGCTTCATTGGCCAACTTCTCACCAGTTTTTCCAAACAATGCTGTCATGTTTGCGCCCACTGCCTGCATGGCCGCGCTGGCCTTGTCACCACCTTTGCCTAGACTAGCCAAGAAACTGTTGACTGTGGGATCATTAACTAACTTGATGGCAGCTTCTGCCATTTCCTGTATAGTTTTACCTGTTCTATTTGCTAGATTATCAAACTCATCGCCCAGTACTTTAGATGTTTTTATAACAGCATCCTGTGCTTGCTTGCCCTTTAAACCTTGTTGTACTGAAATTTTTAATTGCTGTGCCGTAAACTCTGCCAGTTGTTCATTGTTCATGCCCAGGTTTCCCACACTGGCTGTAGCACCACGTACACTGTTAATTAACGTACCAAAATTCTTGGCGCCCGATGTTGCGCCATCACCCAACATAGTGAATGTACCGCCTGTGGCCGCTAGAGCTTTATTAAAATCACCCAGAGTCAAACCTGCTGATTTAGCTGTTACTGCAAAATCTAATACACCACCTGCAATACCACGCTGTAGTGCTGGGCGCAGGTCATCTGCATAATTCAGCAATCCGGCAACTAAGCCACCCATGCCCGCTGCCAACTTAGCCATAGGAGTATCCAGTGCTCGTATGGCACTGAACATGTGACCTTTGAATAATGATGTAACTGCGCTGGCTTTTTGTAGTGACGACTCAAACGAATCCATGCCATCACTGGCTTCGCCTAAATTCTTATTATATTGTTTATAGTGCTTGTTGCCCTTTTCCAAGAGCTCAATACGTTCTTTTTCATTGGGGTCATTTTTACTGTCCCGTTTAGCCATGGTGGCTGTTAACTTAATTAACCGCTCTAATTGATTCTGCGTGGCAAGACCATCCAAACTAAATTTGAATGGCGATCCATCTGGGTAAGTGCCTTGTATATTAGTAGAGTCAGCCATTAAATACACACATAAATAAGAATATAATATTCATATCAATATTTAGTTGGAGAAAACTATGGAAAATCAACATCTATCAAATCCTTTGAAGGCATTCTTTAGAAAGCCGGGCATATACATTAAGTTACCTAGCCAGGGTAAGTTTTATGATACCAAGCCAGCGGACTTAAATGACATGGGCGAAATACCTGTATATCCGTTGACTGCCAAAGACGAATTACTGTTAAAAAATGCAGATAGTTTGTTAAATGGTAATGCATTAACACAGCTGATCAGCAGTTGTGCGCCTACTATCACAGATCCTGTCAATATGCCCAGCATAGACCTGGATGCTATATTAGTAGCAATTAAACGTTGTACATATGGCGATAAGTTAGACGTAACCACACAATGTGACTGCGAAGAAAAAGCTGTCAATGAAGTATCCGTTGATTTGAATCACCTCATAGGTAGTATAACTATCCTTGAAGATAATCCACCTATTGAACATGAATCTGGTATTAAAATATTCACTAAACCTATCACAGTCAAACACTTGTTAAGTCTAAACTGGGTACAATATGAACAAATTCGTGGACTGCAACTTGCAGAACAACAGAACTTACCTGAAAAAGAAAAAGTAGCGTTGTTGACCAAGAGCTATGAAACACTGACCAATGAAAGTATCAATGTTGTGTCATCTAGCATTGACACAGTATTATTGCCTGACGGGTCCATAGTATCTGACAGAAAGATGATTGAAGAATGGGTACGTGATCTCAGTAAACCTGAATACACAAAACTGGAAACTGCTATTATGAATACCAATAAAGTTGGTATCAGTAAAGAGTTCAGTGTACAATGTCAGAAATGCAGTAAAGTATATATATCAACACTTGATTTGAATCCTACAACTTTTTTCGCATGAGGCTTTTGGCTCTAAAGTCAGGGCCTGAAATTATGAAGTTGTTAACAGGTCTTGAAAAAGAGACAAAAGCCATAATCGAAGACATAGCAACACTAGCAATTTACTCAGGACAAAGCTATGATCAGTTATGGCAGTTAAGTCATGACGAACGTACAATATTCGTGAAGATACTTAAAGATAAGATAAGTTTAGATCGTGGTGTCAAACCCAAAGATACTTTAACACAGGGTCAGTTTTAAGTTGTTCAAGAACAACTAGAATTATGTTTTACACGCTTACGCTAATAAAACTTAATTCTTCTGATTCTATCTTAACATATATCAAGTTAGTTCTATTGAAGTATTATGTCAAGGTTTTGCAATCGTACTTTGCCCTGTTAAGGGCAAAAGTGGAATAATGAAACAGAACATGTCTGAGGCCCATTATCGTAATCTATCGCTACAACTATTATTAGCAAGGGCGGTTACGCTGTACCCTTTTACGTAGTCCTATATAACGCAGAATATCCTAGCTGATAGATGAACTTGAGATATTCTTGTAGGATGCAATGACTCAGCAGTGCCTACTCTTTTTGTCTATACATACACATGCCAGCGTCTTTCAAGACTAACGCTTCGTCCCAACGTCATTGGGGTAGTGGCAATCATGTCTCTGCTACTGCACAGAATTTCCTACCGTCACACATCAGAACGGATTCGGGCACCTATTCGACTTACCGGTGCTAGCTTTATCAGTAGTTTAAAATTATTAGGCTGTTGCCGATTTAAAATTTGTTTATTATGTGGGAACCGTGTACGCGAACGCTGATCTGTCCATTGTAATAGTCTGTTGTTTCCAGGACTTTACGGTCAAATTGTTCTTTCGCTTCTAAGTATGATGTTTGTGCCTTACTATTGCAGTAATATAATATTTCACGGATAAATTTGTCTGAGCCTAGTGATTCGACGTCCTTTTTGAGTTCGTCATTAGAGCCATAATATGTTTGCCAATCGCTGTCGATTTTAGATTTAATTTTTTTACGTTTTTTGTTGCCGTTTTTTTGTTTGACGACTTTGTAGGTTGTTTTGGAGAACTTAGCAAGTTTTTTACCTACGTACTTACGACCCGAAACTGTATTAGTAATGAGATAAACAAAACCTATACAGTCATCGGGTAAGGTATCAATTACTTGTCCTTCAAACAACCATGTCATTAGCGTGATTACTTAGCTGATAATGCCGCTTTTTGCTCTGTAATCTCTTTACGACGTAATTTAATACCCTTGCTCATTTCTTGTAATGCTTTACGAGCACGACCAGCCGCTGCCTTAACACCCTTGTCAGAAAATTTAGCATTTTCTGCAATGTATGCTTCGTATTGTGCAACGATATATTCGTGTGGGTTAGTGATTTCTGTTTGTTCTGTCATTTTATTTTCCTTATGCTTCTACCATTTCGACGTCGGTATTAAACGTTGTGAATCCGTTTTCCTTGACTACTTGTAGTATGTTATTTACACGCCCCACCAGTTCATCACGGTGGCTAATCAAGAAAATATTCTTCTTTTGTTCTCTGGACATCTTTTTAAGTATACCCAGAGCATTGTCAACACCATTGGCATCCATGCCACTGTCAATCATTTCATCAATGAATAATAGGTTTAATGGTTTGTTTAGACTTTCATAGACATCACGGAATGCCCAGCTCAATCCTAGGATCAATCTGTTGCGCTCTCCGCGACTTAAATTATCAAAGTCAAACTCTTGTCCAAGTTGAGTGATATCAACTTCGAGATCGCTACGGAATTTAACTTCATGTGGTAATGCCAGCTTTTCTAAATAATGGGCAAGCCTATGATTCAGATAAGTTAAATTCTGTTCAATAATTCGTTTTCTTACAAAACTGTCTTTGGCTGTTAGTAATTTAAGCAAGAAGTCTTGATGCTCATTTAATTTTACCAGTCCATTGATAGTTTCAAAATTAATTTCTTCCAAGGCTGTTAAGCGTAGGTGATCTATTTGTTCTACATAGGGATCATGTTCCAATGCTCTACGCTCAAACTGATTCTGCATTGTTTCCAGTGTACTCTTATGATTAACAGCATCGTCTATGTTGTTATAACGTACAGTAGGCGCAGTACCTAATTTGCCCAATTCTTTGATCAGCGTTTCTACTTGTTTGATTTCTTGTTGTTCTCGTTCAAGTTCACTGGTTAATAAAGCAATAGCATCATTGATTTCTCTGATCATGTCTGCTTGCTGGTGATCGTGAACGTCTTGACCGCAAGTGTGACATTTATGATCCAGGGCTTTACCCTGTGCGCTGGAAAGATCTGTTAGCTGTTGAGTTATACGTTTAATAGAACTCTGATGTCCTGCAAGATCCTTGTTGTGTTGTTTTAATTCTTTTTCATTGGATTTCCATACTGCCAATGATTTATGATTTGTTAGTTCTTGTTCAATGTCTATGTTTAATAGTTCATTTATGCTTGCCGCAAGTTTTTCAAGATCATCCTTTTGCTTGGCCTGCCAAAGACGACTACGACGTTCCAGGTCGTCAATAGAGTTTTTAATTTTAGTGTTTGCATCAGATACTGCCTTAATTCTATATTCTTCTTCTTTTATATTATCTTTTGTAGTCTTAATTAGATCTTTTAACAACGTGGCTTTTTCACTGAGCTGTGTAATACCCAATAGTTGTTCAATAATATCACGTTGGTCATTTGTTCGTAGACTTAAAAATGGTTCAGTGTAAGTGTTTAGTGCCATGATATGTTTAAACATATCGTGACCCATGCCTATTACACGTTCGATTTCTGCCTGTGTTTCTTTGTTCTCACCCTGTTGTTCTTCTGTTGTAGAACTATCACGGCTCATATCATCTACAATAAAACGTAGAGTATTTGGTTTACGCCCACGTTCTATTTTATAATTGTGTCCATTGGATTCAAATTCAACAGTAACCATCATACCTTTGTTATTGGTTTTGTTGATTAAGTTGTCTTTTTTAATGTTAGTTAATGCATTACCATATAGTGCATAACTTAATGCATTGACAATGGTAGTTTTACCTGTACCATTTCGACTGCCATCGCCACCGAGGTCTAAATTATTACCCAAGACAAGAGTGAGACCATGCTGGTCCATTCTTAATCCTTGTGTTACATTACCTACGCTGAGAAAATTTTTAACTGTTAGATTTTTAATTTTAATCATTGATACTATTATACAGTAAGACTATTGTAGATGTCAATAAGAACTTGGCGATCAACTACATCACTTTCAATTGCCGCTAATTGTGTTAAAACGATTTGGTCCACAGACTCAAAGTGAACATCACCACTCCAGTCCTGTGCATGTTCTTCACGTTTAGCAGGAATAAGTGTAATCTCACGTAATTGATATTCTTCCTGCCAATTTTCTTTTAAGAATGTTGCTTCTTCAAAACTTACGTCAGCATCACAGGTGATTCGAATAAATGTATTTTTATCCATGTACTTACTAGGATCTTCAATCAATCTTGTAAGATCAATAGTTTTGAATTTTGGTGCATCAGGCCAAGCAATATACTCTGGTTGCCCGCCCCACTCTAACACCATCATGCCTCGATCATCGTCCCAGGCGTCTGCATAGTTGTGTGGAAATGCATTTCCAATATATGTGACATTACCACTGTGCTGTCTCATGTGAAAGTGTCCGCTAAAGACTTTTTCTTGATTAGGAAAGTGTCCACGATTTAATCCGCCATGATCTGGCATCTCTACCATGGCATTCATTTTAAAACTAGGTAGTTCAAAATGTCCAAA